TAGTAGTAGCGGGAGGATTGGGATGTCCTTCGCGTCTGTGGTGATGTTTGCATCGCCAAATGAGACGGCAACGAGGCCGGATAGGTTTTCAAAGCTGGCCTCGAACTCTTGGCGGAAAGTTCGTGGATCGAGTTGGCCTCGTGCAGCTTCGATTTCTTCCGGTGGGACGTTGCCGCCCTCAATCGTAGTGAAGCTCCACCGTTTCCAGTTCGTGTCGCCTGTGATGCAGTACTGCCAGAGTTCGTAGAACCAGCTGGCCGTTCCATCGGGGGTGGAAATAAATAAGGCCCAGCCCTGTTTGTCGGCTAGTGCGGGGCGGATCACCTCGAACCAGACGGCGGCGTCCATAAATGCCGCTTCGTCGAGGACTACGCCGGAAAGGCTGCGGCCTCGGAGTGCCATTGCGTTTTCGGTGCCCTTTAGTTCGATCGTTGAGCCGTTGACAAGTTCCAGCTTGAGGTCCGTTTCGTTCTTGGATTTGATCCACGCGGCAGGGACAATGCGTTTCATCACCTTCCAGGCAATGTCTTTTGCCATTCGGTACGTGGGGGCGCAGTAAAAAAACGTTTCGCCGGGTGCAGCAATCGCTCCACGCAAGAGTTCGATGCAGGCTAGGTACGACTTTCCGAAGCGGCGGCCCGCGACTAGTACGCGAAAACGTGCGTCGCTGTTGAAAACTTCACCCTGTGCGTGCCGTAGCGATAGCGGTGGGGGTGTACGTACGGCCATACTACAGTAGAAGGTATTGGGTGCGTATTTTTTTGGGGCCTGTACTACAGGATAGTTGACTTTTGGTGGATACCCCCTTAGTATTACAGTAACAGATGTTTCCCACGTACCAGCAGGTTCCCTATGTCCTACGCCTTACCGCCCTTGTTGCGAACCCGCCCCCCTTATTGAGAACGGGTCAATTGTGACATTGTGTGACGGTTTTTGAGAATGATTCTCAGTCGTCAACGGCAACCGCTGCTGCGCTCATGAGAGACGTGCCGCCGACGATGGCCAGTGATAGCACTGCAACCAGTGGGACCGTCTCAGAGCTCCTCACAGGCTGGTGTGAGAGTGTCGACCCAATCGCCACCGCTGAACAAATGCAGGCGAGGCCAGTGATAGCGAACGATCCGACTGATAACAGTTTCTTATGGTTGGTGTTGTTCATGATAAGTAGTCCGAGTGTAAATGTTTGTTAAAGATGAGCGCGATCTCAGAAAGTGTGCGCGATGCGGCGGGACACAGTGGATTGACTGATGCTTAGTCGCTCTGCGATTTGACGCTGACTCAGTCCGTAGTGACGGCTCAAGCGTTTGGCTTGTCGCGTCTGACGTTGAGACTTGGATTCAGTAGCCCATACGATCACGATCAGCGGTAGAAGAACCAGCGCGATGATGGCAGCGGTAGAAGTGGTGATCATTGGAAGTGAAGACAAGCGGTTGTGTGTAGTGTTGTCCGCTTGTCTGTATTGTAGCAGATTATCACTCGCTGTCAACTAACGAATCGACTGCATTCAGAACAGTCTGAACCATCCATTCGATTTCCTCCTGCTGACGCAACAGCGCAAGGAATCCGATGTGGCAAGCTTGATCAGCAGGCAGCAGCTCGGTCGTGATGTCTTCATCTCGGAAGGCAACGCGCCCCACGTTCTCAGCGAGCCAGGCTATGTTTTGTGACGTGTAAGAGTCTGCGCCAGATTCTGCAATCTCCCAAGAGACCTCGCGGTAAGACTCAACGTCCCAAGGTGACTCGCCTGGCTGCCCATACTCAAGCAGCGACTCAACAATGTGGGACACTGTGGAGTAGCGCCACTCGTTGGGCAGTTCGTCATCGTGGGCAGCGTGGATGATCTCTAGAAGATCCTGACGGATGGGGTTCCAATAATCAGCATCTGATAGGTATGTAAATCTTGTGCCGTCGCTTTTGTGGCGAACGCCGAGCGCTCCACTCAAAGCCTCTAGCCATCCTTCAAATGTGGTGGGCTTGGTGATCTGCTGGGTTTGTGCTGTTGTCATGGGAGACCTTGGTGTGGTTCTTGCTAATACTAGATCACAATACAAAGAACCGTCAACCCCCAAACCCGAAACGTGCCAACATTCGCCAATCGTCTTGTTTTTCTCGTCTTTCCTGTTATTGTGATCTTGTAGTCAATCGCCGCACCATGGCAACTCACCTAGAAATCGAGCAGCGCCAATCTGTAATTCGTGGCTGGCTGGAGTCTGGCATCAACCACAGCAGCGCCGCGACCATGGCATCAGTACGTTTCGGGATCAGCCGATCCGTCTCCTATGACGCTATCCGTCAAGCACAGCAGACCATAGATTCCAGTGACGACGGCCCAGCAGAATCCGAACAGGATGACCTAAACCCGCTTTCAATTCTCGCCACGCTTCAGCACCACTTCAACATTGCCGCCGCAAGTGGAGACGTTCCAGCCATGGCAAAGCTGGTTCAATCCATGGATAAAGCCAGGGCATGGCGTGGCCTTAAACAAGAGAAAGCGTCACCTTTGCAATCGCCACACGCTTGAGAACGTGCCAGCTCCGACATAGGGCTGGCTTTATTTTCGCATTGCTTATTGCAAATGCTTCTCAACAGCAATAAGCAACAGCGCAGCGACGCTCGCGGCCTGGCGTGACCCGCTCCAGCTGGGCGCGTCCTGCTGTTCCTATTGCGGGCTGCGCCCGCTTAGCTATCCTCATATGCAAAAGCCAGCCGGTCATTTTTGCATGTCAGCCGGTCATTTTTTCGCGTGTCCCCGTTTGGTGCTGCTCACCATGGGAGACGGACGCTCCATCACGCAATATTTCGTAATATCTACGTCAGTGCATCACGCAACCCGCTGTGCGCTGGCGTCATGTGGAAGCACGTTCCAGCTGCTTGAATGGCAGATTAGGCCATGGCCGCTTGAATGCGGTGACCTTGGTAAGGGCGAATTCTTAGCGTCTTGCTATTCCTAGTGCGGCTATGAATGGCTTTCGGGCTGTTCTGTTACGAGCGAAGCGAAGTAGCGTTCCACGCGGTCTTTGAACCTAGTTTCAGCGCCTATTAGCTCTAGTGCGGATAGCTCGCGAACTTGCGGCGCTCCGGTACGGCGTGCCACCACGATTAACGCTCCAGCTGCTTGAATGCCGGTCATTTCACGTAGTCCCAGCGAGTATGCACCGCATTGGTCTATGTAGTTTTGTAACATGTCTTCGTTTCTTTCGCGGACGCTGGTCTTCCAATCCACTACATACAATCCTTTCCGGTCCTTTACCTCAAGCAGGGCGTCTGCCGTTCCAGCAAAGCCAAGAGGATGGCGGACACTGAACTCAATAGCATGAATGGCCGCAAGGTTGGATTCGATCCAGCCACGTAGGCCGCGGGCATAGCCTGATGCGCTCCAGGCAACCCTAGGAGCGCTTTGAATGGCCTTATCCAGCGCCCAGCTGGTGATGGCTGGTGGACAACGTTCCAGGCCCTCCTTGTTCTCTTTTAAGCTTTTTCTTTTTGTTGCGGTTTGGATGGCAAGTTTTCTGGTGACTCGTAGTAGACGTTCCGCGTGATCATGGGCAAGCGTTCCACGCTTTGCAGCCATGTCTCGGTCTTCACTAGCAGTCGGTCTAGATAGCCACCGTTCCAGGGCTTGTTGTTGCCATTCGGGTGCAGTTTCTTTGAGGATATGCGTAACGCTGTGAAAAACGCTGCCAGCGTCATCCCGATACACGCGGAAAGGACCAGAATCATCACGTACCAGGGTATTTCTACCTAGGTTATTCAGCTTTTCCTGTGTTTGGCTAGCCATGCGTTTATAAGCTGATTTTCCTTCGGGACTATTAAGTGATATGAACTAACCCAGCCAACCTTATCGCCGACCGTGATACGTACCATCGAGTCGGGTTCTGTTTCAATCTTTGTTTCCGGTACCTTGCTTGAGTCCGGTGAACAGTCTGTGGTATGGGTGCTTGGGGTCGTCTCGGCCATCGTCCATGTACATACGTTCCAGCCTATTCTGCCGTTCTCGTTGTTCTTGTACTTCTTCCCTAGAGGTCATAAAATACTCTTTCCCATATCTACTATAGCTACTAAAAAGCCCCGTGCCATAGGAACACGGGGACTTGTTAGGTGCTAGGCAGCTTCCTTGAATGGATTACCACCGGAAATAAGCCTGGTGATGTCAAAGCCAGCCTTTAATGCTGCGTCCCATGCCTTATCCAGTACCGCTTGGCTGGACTTACGGGGTACAGGACGCAGCGTGTACTCAGTGTTTAGTCCTGAGCCTTCCTTGCTCAATACAAAGTCCCATTCCATCAGGTTTTCGTAGTCTTCCATTTGAGAAAGGCTGTCAAATTCCTTGATGATCGACTTCTGGGTGATGCTCAGAACTTGAATGGTTCTTGATTCGTGGCTGTAGCAGGGCACAGCAATGGCGAATTTGAC